ATTATGTTAAATAAAAGATTCCAAAGAACGGCACGCTACACACTACTGGTTGATCGTGCCGCGTTTGACTAAATTTAATTAAGCTAGAGATTCTAGTTAATCAAACATAGTCAAACGTCCTTTATGTAACATAACAAATATTATGCAAAATCAGGACACCTTCATCTTAACCAGCATTGTCTAAATCCAAGTTACTCACCTACCTTTAACCGCATATTATCATTGTTATTCTGTATGTCAGTTCGCTTTCGGAATACTCCGAAAGCTCTATTTAGCCTATGCAAGATCAAAATATTTTAACTTGTAGTCAGAAAACGAGATGCTTTAATTTTAATTGTGACGCTGGCTAGACAGCCAGCTCAAGCCGCACAGACGTGCGGTATTTTCTAGGATTTTGGATAGTGATTCTGTTTATATCGATATATGCGCTTTGTTAGCGCATATATGGCACAGCATAGCTGTGCTAATAAAACCTCAGTAGTATTCACCCATATCTGAAAAAAGATGCTCTTCTACACCAGTAGGAGTCTTAACAAAGAATTTTTCTAATTCTTCAATATTACGATAACACTGTAAATGAAGATCAAACTTTAGTTTTTCTTTTAAAAATTTCTGATGTTGAATAACAACTATGCAATTTTCAAACTCTTTAACCTTATCAGTTAAAACATTGAAATCAGAAAAGTTATCAGCTTCATAAATCGGATAATTGTATCGAGTATCAGCAAGATAAGTTGAATACAAAGTTTTGCCCGTTCCCGGTGCTCCGGTTATTAAAATTCTCATTACATACCCCCCATTATGCGAAATCTCAGTATTAATTTATAACTGATTTGCCCTTGCTTGAACCAAGATAATAAAACGCTCCAGATGGAGTATCTATCTTAAAATTAGCTTGAGGCTTTAAAACAACTGGTACAGGCTTTTTCTTAAAAAGATGTAATATTTTGCCAATCATAATTTTTCACCTCTACGAACTATCAATAACTTAGATCAATTTTTCTGTGATGCTGGATCTTCTCCGGGACAACCAGCGGTGTAATAAAATGCCAATCAATCTATATCATTATGATAGTGATTTTCCGACTTGTCGAATAGATCATAAAAAATCAATAATTACTAAAAAACAATATATAAAACTAGGACCCAAAAGACCAACAAAACACCCAGTATAAAAAGAAAAACTATCAAATTTATCCTTTAAAAATTCCATAATTAGCCCCTTAATCATTGACGAAATACGTAAAAAATATAGATAAGAAAACAAGGAATAGAAAACCAAGAATGCCAGAGGCAATAGCAGTAGAAGCATCAGCATTCTTAAAGTACAAATCTATATATTGAACATAGAGATCAAAGAGATAGACAACACCATCCCAAAGCAAACCTAATATTTTAAATATTGCTGGTAAAGCAAATAGAATGACCAGAAATGCAGCTGTAATCTTTAATACGGATTTTTGATTCTCAGTCATAGAATAACCCTCAAATTAAACCTTGTCTTTTCGCTTCCTGCATCTTTGCAAAATATTCAGCATCAAATTGATTTACTGATTGCTGATTTTGAACTTGAGATTGCGTAGGAGCTTGTGGAAGCTGTGTTTGTTGTTGTTGCTGGGTAAAGTAGTCAAAAGGCTTATCACCACTCATGTAACGCTTACAATCGCTTTGAGACATATCGATCTTGGTTGCTTGTTGTGTGTAGCAAGAACAATTATTTTTCATGATCATACAACCAGCCAAACGTGGCTTTTCTACGACCTGATACGAGACGGCATAATTAGTGGCATAAGGTTGTCGGATGTCATATTCAACAGCTTGCTGTTGGTTCTGATAGCCATATTGACTCGCAATAGGTGATGATGCTGGTTGAGATGCTTGATTCTTGGATTCAAGTCTTAATTTAGCTGCACGTTCCATATCAACTTGTGTGCGATAGATCGGTACGCCTGCTCGTGTATATTTAACATCGATGCCAAATTCGTCTTTTTGCCAAACTGACTGGGGTTGTTGTGAATTCGGATTTTGATGATTGGCTGCTTCAACAGCCGCAGCTTTCTCCTTGTTCCCAAACTTACCATTTTGCCACTTTGTATATGCTGTATAGACAATACCAGCGAGCAAAAGCAGCATAAATACAAGACCCCAAGGAACAGTTTTAGGGACGTTATGCTCTTCACTAGAAATGTAGTATTTGTATAGATTCTTTTTATAAAACCATAACTTAATCGATATGGCATTTTTACGAGTTGATCCAGCGAAATACTTTTGTACTTCATAATATTCATAGATGAACATCATATCCCAACCAAACAATCGCCTTAATACATAGTGACGACCAGTAGCAGCAAGTGTAGTTGCATTTACACGGCTAACATCTTGAGTGATTAAATAAATATCAAAGCCAAAGTGAGCATGTAACGTCAAAGATCGAGCAATATCATAGATACCCTCTTTTTTCTTGACCAATGCCATTTTTCTTTCTTTGTTGACTGAATCTATTAGATTTTTCTTTTCTAATGAATTGATATCAGTACGCGCATTGATCTTGGTAATGCGTTCATCATAAGGCTTTTCGTCAATCCATAAATCCTTGAGCAGATCATCACTTGAGAATGCAGGATGCTCGTGACATTCATCATAAATAAAGATCGTGCCGTTAGGCCAGTCACGCCAATCAGCAGGCTTATTGATCGTTGATGTCATCGAGATCACACCTGGATAATTCATCCCAATAATGTTTGTGACAATCAAGCGGTCTGGGTGTTGCTTAGAGAGCTTGTCGATCAAATTCACCACATAAAGCGATTTTCCCGTCCTTGGGGGCGCAGATATTAGATATTGCATAGTTTATAACCCCAAAAAAGCTAGCGCCTGCGTACATGTCGTTGTCGTCATCAATCCTCCGCCTCCATTTAACGCAAGCGCTACTTTGTTTTTATAAATGTTTTCATTGCCTTAGATGTTGCGGCAATGGTGAAGGCAGAAAACAGCGCGCTACAGTAAAAATCAAATTTCAGAATGCCGATTAGCCCCAAATATTCAGAAGGTATAGAACTCAGGTTTGCTGATAGTTCAGCTTGTAATTGTCCAATAACAGTTGATAGCCCTACATAAGTAGCCAGCGTTAGACCAGCACCCGCCAACATGCGACCAATGGCAGAACCGAGAAGCGCAGTTAAAATATTTGCTAGAATGCCCCACATTACGAATCCCTCACTAATATCTGACCAGCATGTAAAAGAGCCACTAATGAGATCAAATAGCCCATATAACGAAGAATGTCGCAAAGCTGGGTATAATCGATGCCAAATGATTTAGACGTGTGTGAGAGCGTTACAAGCAGTGTTGGAGATACAGGACACTGGGCGTTAACTTTAAAAATGTTGTAATCAAGACTACCCACAGAAATTCCCTCAATCGGCGCACCGACAGCAGAAATTTCTGAGCCTTTTTTATCTGTTATAAAGCCCTTAATGTCGCCTAAAGTTTCACTGGCAGCAGTTGTGCCTTCCTCTATTTTTTCTAAATGCTCATTCGATTTACCAAGCTTTTTATCAATTTCACCTAAAGCTTCGCTTGCGGCTTTGCCTGATTCTTCGATCTGCTTTAAATGCTTATTAGAAGTATCTAATTTTTCGTTAGTTTTTGTTTGTTCGGTTTTTAAAGCATCTAACTTGGTATTAGTAATATCGATCTTAGAATTTGTGATGCCGATTGCATCGGTAATCGATTTAAAACCACCAGCCAATGAAGAGGAAAGAGAACCAATTACACTTTTTATTTCAGATGTAGAAGCATTAATAGCATCAATAATTTTAGAAACATCCATTTCATTAGTAATGTTATTAGTCGTGTTATTGGTTGTATTATTAGTCGTTGTATTACAATTGTTTGTACCATTGCAGCGACCTTGTCCAGATCCATCGCCACCCTCTCCACCATTAGGGTTTTCAGGATCAGGATTGTCTGGATCTAATGGTTTTGTTGCGTCAATATCAGACTGATTAGGAGTTAAGTCTGTGTTTTGTGAACATGTAGTCCCGGCAGACTTAAAGTCAGTAGCACAAATGCCAGAATTATCACCACAAACCATACCGCCGGATGTTGTTGGATTCCAAAGACAGCCCTGAATGCAAACTTGAGAACTACGTAGGCGAAAAGGCACAGATTTAACATCCTCAGTTCCAGCCGAGGGACAAGATGAAGTACCATTTGAAAAAACGTCACCGTCGTTATATTCAACTCCATTGACTTTTACATAACATCTTAACCTAGTTTGGGTAACAAATTGAACTCGGTAAGAATAAGATGAATTATTATTGTAAGCAGCTCTACACGCTTCGAGATCAGTTTTATAAATAAAGTCATTTGAACCATAGTTAAAACTTTTCCATTCAGCTAAAGCATCAATGGATATAAATAGAAATAAGAGTAATAAATATTTAAAAAATCTCATGCTTAAATCCTTTAAATATTTAATCAACAAACATTTTATAAAGTGTGAGAGCTGCTATAAAAAAGATAAACCAGTTAATTAGTGAATCATCCATATAACAGCCCTCTGTGTATTAACCCTTGCGGACAACGCGGATAATGAATCCAATAATCATTGCAGCAATAGCTAGACCAATAATAATCAAGCCAGTTGCATCGCCAGTTTCTTCAGCACCGCTTGATTCATATTTTGAAGTTACTTGTGCACCAGTAATTGCTGCTTGAGTTGTAGAAGCACCCACAGCAGCAGTTAAAGCACCAGCACCAATTAGAAGGTTGCGACGGTTGATAATGTCGAGTTCACGTTGTTGAACTTGTTTCATAACTATTCTCCTTTCATCATTAAGCGTTTGATAAACCTAACGATCATTATTGAAATAAACGATGAGATGCAAATTAAAAGAAGCGCATCTCGAGCTTCATCCGTAAGAGACGGAATAAGTGAAAATGGCACCCAATGCATGCATTGATTCGTTGCTTCATCGATCAATTGACAGACGTATAAACCTTCCATTTTTAATCCTTTTGATTAAAGTAAATAGGTCGATACACAGGCGTACTAATCCATAAAAGAATAAAAACCATACAGCGAGTGTCATTTTAAAATCCTATTGATTCGGTTTCGGTTTTGGCTTTCCGAATAGTTCTGGGTGTGCAATATTGCTTGCACCATCTTCATCTAAAACATCGATGTTCATTTTGTATTACCCAAATCAATTGTTTTATATCTGTGATCTTGTCGTATTGATCAGTATTTAAAGTCTGCAAATGCTGCATATATTCCTCTAAATATTGATTTATATTTTCAAGTCTATTCTTATTTAAAGCCCCAACACTTCGGTTATAAACTAATGTTTGATAACCATATGATGATCTACGCCATGTCATTTAGCAGGTTGAGCAACTGGAGTAAGCTCTTTTAAGATCGTCACAGTGGTTTTACCGTTTGACACCTGCTCAAGCACACAATCCGCCATAAATGGGAATTTCTGGTTCTTGATCTTTTCAAAATTAGCAGACGTACCCCACTTAAAATCCGCACCGACCTGACCCGCAAAATTTTCACCATCCTGTAATTCAGCTTGGTAAAAAACGGTGGTTGAATCGAACGGACGGCCGTTAAATTCACCTTTACTTGATTTCGCACCTAGTACTACAAGTTGAGTTTTAAATTGCATGAATAAATTCCTTATATGAAGATTGATTGAGCAGTGGAACACCGACAAATAGCGGTAATTCCTCAGATTGTTTTTGAACTGGTTTATTCAGGTGAATGGATTGAAGTACAGCAACAGACGAGAATTTAAGACGCTTAGGTACTTCATCTTTGTCGGACGACAAAACATTAATTAAATCAACAGGATCATAGAACTTTGCAAATTGACGGATATATTTACCAAACTGAACTTTGGTAATCTCAATTGCCTTATTCCAGCTAATTTCTGATTGTTTTTTAATAACTTCGGTCTTTTCAGGTGTGATGAACTCATCACCTAGTTGTCGAGCCAGCCATTCAAAACAAGGATAAGCCCCAAGGAAATAACGGGAAGGACGAAGAAGAACGTCAAACGGGATATAACGGTCACTAGCTTTAAATTCCACCTCAGCACGTGTCCAAAGCGAGAGCGGATTACCCTCTTTTTTACCCTTTTCATAGATACGACAATACTTTCCACTGGTTCGGTTACCGATAGAAAGGGTTCTACCCTTCCCTGTTATTCTTTTCCAAGAGCCAAAATGCTGAACCTCTGGAGCACGACCACCACACCAGAAACCATCAATATTGTCCCATTCATTAGCAACATCGACATTCAGGAACTGACCGTCAAAATCATCATGGGCAAGATCGACACGGGTGATTTTAGGACGACGGGCGAAGGTATTTAGCCATTCATGTAGGCGTTTTTCCCAACCTTTACGAGCATTTGCACAGCCAGTACCGTTAATTTGAATTGTAATTCTTTTAGAAACAGTGCCATATAAAACAAGGCCAAAGTCATTTTGTAGGACATATCCATATTTATGACGATGCATGCCCTTTTCACGTTTTAAACCTAAGCCAAAACCGAAAATTTCATATAAATGTTGGTCTAAAAAGGTCTCAATGGCATAGGTAAGAATGCTTTCAGCTTCATCAGGATTAATCGAAAAATATTCATCGCCAAGCGTTTCTTGACCGATACCAATAGATACCCAGTCGATTGATGCAAAGCCTTCACGGTCACAAGGGACTGAATGAAGAATCGGGACATTGCCACGTTCCGTAGCGATCATTTTTGTATTGTCGAGTTTACGTGGGAACGTATATTGATCTGTTTGGAGTCGAATATCGGCAACTGTGCTTGTGTCAGTGGTCTCATCCACTACCGTAACCCCCATATTATAAATGGGGGTTGCTCGAGCTGAATTTGTGAGGCTTTCCTTTGTGTTTTCTTTGTTTTTGATTGTTTTTTGAACAGGTTTTTCTTCATAGCGAATTTGAGCAGCCTCCACTCTATCCAACCATGATTTTTGTTGATCTTGGGTAACGAGGTTTAATTCGAAATAAGACTTGATGAAAATACGCATCTTATTCAAATCTGATTGAAGTGCTTTCTGTGAAATTGGCTTTTTATTCTCAAATTTAGAGATACGTTGTTCCAGTGAATCAACCAGTTTCTGTACATGCTCCATTAGCACTCACCCTCTAAATATTCCATAATTTCCGCGTTTGATTTTTTATAAGTATCTAAATACGCATCTATTTTTGTGTAGTCATACGACCAATCAGCAGCAACTAAAGCTAACTGTTCTAAACAACGCTCAGTTGGGATTGCAGGAACACATGCCTCTAAACATGCATTTCCATGCTCAGAAACGATTTTCGCTACTTCATCAAAAGCAGCCTGTATGAATTCTTGTCGGTCTTTAAAAAGCACATTTTGCATAAAAGTTACCTAGTAACTTGGTTTAAACAATTAAACAAAGTTTATAGGTAACTTGTCAACCAATAAATAAGGTTAAAATTAACCTAGTAACTAGTAAACGGATATTCCCTGCATGAGCAAAGTCTACAAAATCAGAACTGATGAAGTTGAAAGCGTAAAAGAAACGCTGATGAAATTCGTTGTAGCTAAGAAAAGCCTAATGGCTGAAAGTGATGTAATTCACGCACTGATTAAATACCACCTTAAAGATTTGAAGGCAGACGAAGTGATGAAATATAGACAAGATGTTCTAGGAAAGGATGAATAATGAAAGGCTTAATCACAGGTGTATTGTTAGCAATAACAAGCACCTATGCCCTTGCAGAAAAAGCTGAATATAGATTTTACATAAAGTACAACATTGAAAATAAGAGAATTATTTCAATAAAAGCTGAAAAGAATACACCAGCAGACATACAAGAAAAGTGCACAGAAGAATTATTAAAAGGAAATGCATCAAAGCTTTTAGAAGGAGCAGCAAAAGGGAAAATTGGGACTGTTAACCTAACTTACTTCTGTAGTCGCTGAAATCGCATAATATCCAATTATGTTAAATAAATAACACCTAGCATTTTGTTCATTAATATTGATATAGACTAGATTTATGATAACTTCTCGCCAAGGATAATTAATATTATTCTCTAAACTTAATTTTCATCTCATCTCTTACTTGCTGTGGAGTTTTACCAGACCATTCTTTGAAAGCTCTAGTAAATGGACTATGCTCTGCATAACCTAACAACAATGCTATTTCTACAATTTGTAATCGTTGATCTCTTAGATAAGATTTTGCCAACTCATATCGTACAAGATTTAACTCCTTTCTAAAGGTCGTTCCCGCCTCTTTTAAACGTCTTTGAAAAGTCCGACGTGAGTAATTTAGTATTTCTATAAGTTGTTTTACATCAGGCTCACCTTGAGGTATCAAGTAAGCGATTTGCTTTCGAACTTGTTCAATAATTTCTTCATTAAGTTGAAAGCGTAAAAGAAACGCTGATGAAATTCGTTGTAGCTAAGAAAAGCCTAATGGCTGAAAGTGATGTAATTCACGCACTGATTAAATACCACCTTAAAGATTTGAAGGCAGACGAAGTGATGAAATATAGACAAGATGTTCTAGGAAAGGATGAATAATGAAAGGCTTAATCACAGGTGTATTGTTAGCAATAACAAGCACCTATGCCCTTGCAGAAAAAGCTGAATATAGATTTTACATAAAGTACAACATTGAAAATAAGAGAATTATTTCAATAAAAGCTGAAAAGAATACACCAGCAGACATACAAGAAAAGTGCACAGAAGAATTATTAAAAGGAAATGCATCAAAGCTTTTAGAAGGAGCAGCAAAAGGGAAAATTGGGACTGTTAACCTAACTTACTTCTGTAGTCGCTGAAATCGCATAATATCCAATTATGTTAAATAAAAGATTCCAAAGAACGGCACGCTACACACTACTGGTTGATCGTGCCGCGTTTGA